CAAATGCTTTTCTTGGTTCCCAAATATCCCAAAGTTCAGTAAATGCTTCCATTACTCTTTGAGCTTGGTATTTAGCTGTAAATCCTGCTTCTTCACTCAGACACCATTCTCTACCTTTTAATCCTTTAGCTTTACGTTCTTCACGAGACAAACCATATAACTCTACTATTTTCTCTGATGCGTCTTCCCATCTACATCTATCATCAAAAATATAAGGTGTTGGAGGCGATCCTTGAATTGATCTACTAGTTGGGTAAACTGGTAGTACCCATTCTCCATGTTCTTTATAAGTACCTCTGTGATTAGATGGTATTTCAGGGCTTGGTGTAAACCATTCTCCATTTTCATCTACAAATCTCATTTGGTCCTGCATACCACCTGTTACATTAGCAATAAATGGTGTTCCAGCTAACATTGCTTCAGTAATAGTTAAACCCCAACCTTCATTTGATGTTAATAAAATTTGAGCATCAGCTATATTATATAAGAAGTTTAGTGATTTTCTTGGTAGCTTTGCTGTTGAAAATACAATAGCGTTTGGATAATTTTCACCAAATAAAAACTCAGCTACTTTTAATAAATCAGTCCCATGATTAGTTGAGATTTCTGTGTGTAATACAAATCTACATTTTTGTGCTTTTTCTTCAGGTAACCCATCTAAAAATGTTCTAAATGCTAACATTGTATCTGGTATTTGCTTACGTCTAATATTCCTTGAGTTAAAGAATAATACAAAATCTACTTCTTGATTTTTAAATAATCCTTTTCTAAATTCATTCATTTCTTTATCATCATCAGAAATAGGATGATATGAATCATCTCCCTCATGATTTAAACCGTGGGGAACATATTTAAATACTCTTTTACTATTATCAACATCTTCTAATACTAACTTATTAATATTAACTGTTTGTTTAGATATACCCATTAACAAATCACATGATTCATAAAATGCTTGATTATATCTTGGTGCTGGATAATCGTCCCAAATATTTAGATAAGCTATAGGACAATGTTTTCTAATATGGTCTTCCATATTAAATATGTGCATAAAGTATCTAGGGTCGGTTATTAATAATAAAGCATCTGGTTTCTCAGCTGCTAATATATTTAATATTTCATCTTCCGTACCATACCCATCAACACAATAAATTATTGAAGAAGCATCATCTATACCTCTCATTTTATTAACATCAGCCGAAATATCAAATTTCTTACCTTTATCAGGATGCTTCATAGCACCTCCAATATTAACCCAATTAAAATGGTGGGCAGTATGTAATACTATTTCTTTTGCAACTGTTGCTATACCTGAGTGTACTCTAATATCATCACATACAACTACGATTTTCTTCCTTTTATCTTTAGGAAGATACTCAAAACTTTTATTCATTTTCATTTAATTTATAGTTCAATATTTGTTTGATTTGTAATTTGTTTTCTAAAATCTTCGTTGGTAAGATATAAAAACAAGCTACGGTCAGCAAGTTTTTGAAATGAAAACTTTCGTCTTACACATTCTACTTTAAAATCATTAAATAATTCACTTTGAACTTTAACACTCGTTAGTGTCATCTTTTTTGGATTTGCCATAATTTTTATTTTAATAACATATTATATTTGTCTATACATATTATACTATATATGAATCTACATAAAGTCTAATCCCGCTCCACACAATTCTTTATCTTCTTTAAAAGGACAAAATGTACAGGTCCATTTGGATGGTGTTTTAGGAAATATTGTTTCTTTTATTTCACCATTGGAATTAAAACATTCATTTATAAAACTACCCATTGCAGTTTTTGCTCTATTTAACTTTATTTTTCCGCTAGGAGGAGTAAAAGTTTGAACTCTATATGATTGGTAAGGTGACATTAAATTTTCATCATCCCAATCTAATACTTTTCTTTTAACTATAAAAAATTCAATTTCAATTTTATCTAAAGGTATATTATATTGTTCTGAAAAGAATTGTTTATATAATAATAACTGAAATTGTTTATTTTCATCTTTTTTACTATAATCATTCCAACCTTTAGTACTGGTTTTTATGTCGATTATTTTAAATGTGTCTGTGACTTCATTGTATGTTACTACATCTAAATAACCCATGTATATAATATTATTATACATTTTATTTGGGGCTAAAATAACAGGTACCTCACATCCAACTAGCCATGTATTTTTTTTACTAAAGTATCCACTACGTTTTTTCTTAAACCAATTTAATATACCTAACCCATCTTCAAAAAATTCTCGCATTTCAGAAGCATCTGAGAAGTGTTCATTGTTATTCTTTTTATATTGGGACTGGTACTCATTTACGAAGGTTTCTTTAAAGTATTCTTCGATATCAATTTCTCTATCAGCTGCAGCAAATGATTTTTCATAAGCTGTATCAAGATAGTGTTGCATTACTTCATGTATAGCTGTTCCAAATACAGTATGGATTGAAGATGTAAAACGTTTAATTTTATCTTTATATTGTAATTTCCACCTATGAGGACATCCTCTAAATATTGACATTTGAGAATAAGAAATATTCTTTTGAAATGCAAAATTTATAGGTGATGGAGGATTATTTCTAATCTCCTTTACTATACTTGGAACTTTTTTAGCCAAACTATTTTTTCCATTTATCTCGACCTACCAAAAGACCGATTATTCCATAATTGGCAATATCTATAAATGTATCTTGTATACCTTCACCTTCAACAAATGATTTACCATTAATTAATAGGTTTTTTAAACGTGATATTTTGTCAGTTAATCTAATACATAGCCCAGTTAGTGAAAATTGTTTGTCATCGCTGTTATTAACGATATCCCCGCCTAAAGCAATATTATTTAAACCATAATCCATATGTTTACGGGCAAACATTTCATACATTTCTTTTTGAATTTGTTTAAATTCTTTAGATAATTCTGGGTATTCTTTTTCAAATACCTTAATTGCTAATTTACTATTTGTTGATTTGGCGTCCATAATTTCTCTATCACTCATAACTTTTTCTAATTGAATAGCATTGGAACTAAAATGACCTCCGCTGTTGATTTTGCTTTCTAAGCTTTCCATGTATTTTTTAACTGTATCACCCATTGATCTGTTGCTCTAAGGAAAAATATTTATCGATTGCTGCTAATCTATCATCAGCATCAACTAACATAGCTAATGCTTCTTCAGCATTTTTATAAAAATCTCCTGTTGTGTGATCACCAATACCAACTGCTCTATCACCTAATAATTCAAGTGATAACAGTGCTTTTGCTTTGTCTGCCATTGCAGACGTACGTAACATATCTATTAATTTGTTCATTTTAAAATTTTAGTTATTTCTTTTTTTTCAAACCCTGATGTCTCCAATATATGACGGATTTCTGTGGTATCCAACAAAGTTATATATTCTTTTGCTTCTGTTTTTGAACACTCCCAATATTCACTTAAGTATGTAAGTAATTCAGGATTTACTTTTTTAACCTTTGACTTAATATACTTATTCCAGCTATTATTTTTTGGGATATATTCTCTATAAATTGAATATATTTCCTTTTTATTTTGAGGCATTATTTTTTGTGTCTCATTAACTAATTCTAGGTAATCTTTATTCATAGACAAAAACCTATGAACCATATAGCTGTTCCAAACTTCCCAATCTTTATCAGAAAAGGTGTCTGGGTTAGATTTGATTGTATTTATTTGTTTAAGCCAATCAAATATACCTTTCATTATGCTAATTCATCTTTTAATTCTTCTCTTAATTCTACAGGTATACCCTCACCTAAAATTTTATTATTAGTTGGGTCAAAAAATACTGGAATAGGCATAATTGCATCGTTATCCGTTCCTGCTACAAATTTAGAAATTTTTCTTAAAATTACTCCTGATTGGAAAATACTTCCTCCGTTTGAATTTTTAATACCTTCAGTTGAATTCAGGTCAATGTTTGGTTGTTTTGGTTGTTCCATTTTTATTTATTATTTATTAAATTATTAATTAAACTCATTATGTTTATCTCTTTATCTATTCTAAAATTAGCTTTATATTGGTGCTCATTAATTAGAAAAGCAGCTGTACCTGCTTTACCAGGAAGATATTTATCAGCTTTATCATATAAAAACCTAAATACTTCTTCAAAATCATCAATATTTGAATCAGCGATAATTTGTCTAATAGTATTAAATTTTGGTTTGTCTTTTTTTAATTCATCTAATATAGCAGACAAATAACTAGTACTTACAAGTAGAGAATCATCTAGTGTTAATTTGTTCTCAATATTACTTGCTTGCACAGTGTTTAGCATTTTACGTAAGTCCGGATAGAACTTATTTACAATTTTACCAATGGCAGTTGGTTCATAACTTATGCCTTCACTATCACAAATACTAGCTATATGTACTGCAACCTCTTTTTTAGTTGGAGGGACAACTTTAATAGTTTGACACCTTGATTGTAAAGGGTCAATAACACGTTCAATATAATTACAAGTTAAAATAAATCTTGTTGTACGTGAAAATGTTTCAATAATGTTACGAAGAGAAGCCTGTGCTTGAATAGTAAGAAAATCAGCTTCGTCTAAAATGACTACTTTAAGTGGTTTAAAAGAAACGACGCTTGCAAATCCTGATACTTTCTCACGAATGGTTTCAATACCCCTCTCATCCGAGGCATTAATATAAAGGTGATCACAATCAAGTTTATTAACAATTAATTTAGCTAATGTAGTTTTGCCTGTACCAGCAGGACCATAGAACAAATAATTTTGTATATCATTATTATATAGTTGTCCTGCTATAGTAGATTTTAAACTACCATTACCAACATAATCTTTTAATTCGGTTGGTCTATACTTTTCGTTTAATAAATTATTAGTATTCTCCATATATTGAATATGTCTTTTGTTTAGGTTCCTCTAATTCAATTTGCTTAGTTGAAATGGCATATAATTCACTACTTAATGGTGCTAATCTATATTCACCTTTAAATCCAGTTCTAACCATATATGCTTCTAGTGTATCCGTTAGTGTTTTATGTACTGGACCTTCTGGTTCATTTGCAACTAATCTCCATTTATCACCAGGCGGTACTCGCCTGGCAATTAAAATGTTTTCTTCTTTTATTTGTATTTTACTCATATCTATAATATACGAACCTTTTTAAAATTGTCCAACTGGTCTGCCTTGGTTAGCACCTAAGTTTCCTGTTGTTGCATCTTGTAAAATTCTCATTTTTTCCTCAATACTTTCTTTGTCTTGAGTAATTGTACATTCAGTTAATAATACTGTTCCTGCAACTGATGCCGCATTTTCCAGTGCTAATCTAGTAACCTTAGTTGGATCAATAATACCTGCATCTTTCATATCAACAACTTTTTCATTCTTGATATCATATCCTGCCCAATGACCATCACCTGAATTTACTAATTTGTCTGCTAATATTCTACCATCAACTTCATTGTAACCAGCATTAATTAAAATTTGGTTAAATGGTTTAGCACAAGCTTCTAATACAATTCTTGCACCTGTTGATTCAGCTGATAATCCTGATGAAGCATATAATAATGCTGCTCCACCTCCAGGTACTACACCTTCTTCAATAGCTGCTTTTGTTGCATGTAATGCATCGTCAACTCTATCTTTCTTTTCTAACATTTCTGTTTCAGTGTACCCACCAACATGAATAATTGCTACTCCTCCGACGAATTTTGCCAATCTTCCTTGTAATTGTTCTGTTTCGTACGGGGTTTGGGCTTTCTCGATTTGCGATTGTAGTTCTTCAACACGTGCTTCAATTGCTTCTGCTCCTCCTTTTCCATCTACTATTGTTGTTTGTTCTTTAGTTACTGTTGCTGTTCTTGCTTCACCAAACCAATCCCAGCTGAATTTGTCTAGTTTCATTCCTTTTTGTTTATCAAATACTTTACCACCAGTAGTGATTGCAATATCCTCTAAAACTAATTTACGTCTATCACCAAATTCAGGTGCTTTAACAGCACATACATTAATTGTACCTCTCATTTTATTAACAATTAAAGTAGCTAATGCTTCATTATCAATATCTTCAGCAATAATCAACAATGATTTTCCTTGTGATGATACTGCTTCTAAAATAGGTAATAATTCTTTAACTGAATTTAATTTGTGATCCATAACTAATACAGCAGGATTATCTAAAACACACTGCATTGTGTTATTATCGGTTACAAAGTATGGTGATTTAAATCCTCTATCAAATTGCATACCTTCTACTGTTTCAAGATAAGTATCTCCAGTTTTAGATTCTTCAATGTGTACTACACCTTCTAATCCTACTTTACCTATTGCTTGTGAAATTAATTTTCCAGTTTCTGGATCATTGTTTGATGACACGGTAGCAATTTGTTCTAATTGGCCTTCTTCTGATATATCTTCTGATATGTTCTTTTTTAGGTTTTTAATAACGGATTGGACTGTTTTATCAATATCCCTTTTAATTTGAACAGCGTTTTCATTATTATTTAAAGCATCTAACCCATTTACTACCATATCTCTAGCTAGTAATGTCGAAGTAGTAGTTCCATCACCAGCTTTATCTGCTGTTTTTACTGCTGCCTGTTTAATTAAAGTAACTCCTAGTTCTTCACTTGGATCATTTAATATAACTGATTTTGCTACAGTAACACCATCTTTTGTTGATTGTGGTGGTGCTCCTACTCCTTTAAAGATAACAACATTTCTACCATTAGGTCCTAAAGTTGATACCACTGCATCTGCTAATTTATTAATACCCTTTACAAGACCTGTTCTTGCATCTCTACTATATTTAATTTGTGTTTCCATATTTTAAATGTCTGTTAAGTTTTCTTTATCTTCATCTGTTAATTCTGTTTCTGCTAATGCTCCTTCAACAGTATGTTGAACTTTAGCTAAAATTTGGTTTTCAGGTCCAACATAATATTCTTCACCTTCAAAAGGTAATTTTGTAAAACCCTGAGTTGGTAATACTACCAAATCTCCAATTTTAACTTGCATAGGGATATGATTACCACTAATTGTGAATCTACCAGTACCTACTGCTATAACTTCACCAAATTCATTTTTTTCTTTTCCCATGTCAGGGACAATTATGTTTCCATAAAGTGTTTCTTCGTTTTCGATTGGTTTAACAATAACCGCGTCGAATAATGCTTCAAGCTTTTTCATTAATGTAATTTTTAATATTTGATTCAATTGTTTTATAATTGCCTAAAAAATCACTTAAGGATTTATGAGACTTTTTGTTATGTAACTGTTCTTTAGTTACCCTTTCTAATGCGGTTCCAAAATCAGAATGAAAGGTAAGAGCTTTAGTATAAGTTTTACTCTTCCCTGTCGACCTAAAATGGTTAGCATTGGATTTAATTTTAATGTTAACTGTATAACAGTTTTCATCTTTTGTAATGAAATAAGGTTCCAAACTCTGGTCCTCAATCATTGTAAGTGATTTTGGTTTTCTTGCCATGTGTGTTATCTATTTATTTGACGTAAATATACGAAAAAAACATCGCTAGGACACGTTTTTTTGTAATTATTCTTACTTTATTTTAATAGATTTTGGCTTAGCATCCTCTGCTAATGGGATAAAGATTGTCAATAAACCATCAACCATTTCGGCTTCAGTTATTGATAAATCAAATTTAGGGGCTATCTTATATCTTAAATCAAAAGATTTTTTAGATAAACCGTGATAAATATACCCTTCGAAGTCATTTCCCTTGTCTTCTGGTTTTTTGTAAGTGATTTTTAAAATATCTCCTTCAGTATCAAGAATGACGTCTTTTTTAGTTAGCCCAGTACAGGCAACTTCAAAATGAAGTCCTCTATCATCGTAAAAAATATTTAATGGATGTGGTTGTTTTGAATTTAATGCTGGTGCGAATTGATCTTCAGCATTGAAGTGGTTCCTAAATAGGATGTCGAAAGGACTTATGTGCCTCTCTAAGATTTCTAATGTACTCATATCATTTGTTTTTGTGGAGCCGAAGCTTCCGGTTAATTTAATTTAAACATAACAAGTGCCCTAGCTAAATGTTTTGTTCTATTATACATATATAATAATAAAGGAAAATCGCTATTCCAAGCTATCCTTTAATTTTTTTTCATCATCTTCACTCATAAATGCTGACCATTTTCCCTTAGGACACTCAGCCGACATTGATCTTATTTTTAAAGACAATATACAACCACAATCTGAACAACAAGGTTGAGAACCTGGAACTACACAATGTGTTCCCACATGGTCTACATACTGACATGAATCACAGATTCCCCATCTTATAGCTGCTACTTCTTCAACATCTTCTTTAGTAAATACCTTATTTTTAATACCCTCTAAAATAGAAGGCATATTACCAAAAGCATTTATTAATTTATTAAATCTACCCATTATTCTGCATCAAAGAAAAATATGTGGAATAATCTTGATGAATTAATGTCCCAACCAAAATAATCTGTTGCTGAATGGATTAATTTTGCATCCCATATAACTAATCTGTTAAATACATTTCCAACTGTATCAACCATTTCATATGGTGTTCTATCAACAAAAGTTTTACCATTAAAAGCCTCATGAATGTTTTCTTCACCACCTCTTAATTTTGTTTCTCTATGTTGAAAGAATGATGTTCCAGTTGCTACAGGTGCATTTGGAGTCATATAAATACATGCTGCCCATGTTTGTTCATCACAGTGATAAACTAAAGGGGTTCCTGCTTTATTTGATTGAAATCTACCATTCATAGTATGTCCTTCCCATTCTGTAATTTTCATACCTAAAACTTTTTCAAACTTTTCTTTAGTATTATCAAAGAAATATTGTTTTCTTGTTCTGTATCCTAGATAACCTTCATCATCATGATACCATTGGTCTAAGGCAAAATCCCTTACAGCATAAGGGTCATCGTAAAAGTTTTCACAAACAAAAATTTTCTTGTCTGGGGAGGTAACTTTAAATTGGTCAGAATTAATGTGTCCGTATTCTGATTGCGGGTCTGAGTCGTATATGTTCATAATTTATTCGTTTCTTGCTATATAATAATAACTATTAATGTTTTCTGATTGAAATACTAATTTCATCATTCCTTTTATTGATATTTGTAATGTTGCCCCATCCATATCTTTATTAGCATTTAATATATCTTTAAAAATACTTGAATTAAATGGTAAATTAATATCATCTTTTAATATTTTACCTTGGGCTTGATATGTAATTTTATTAGAAAATCCGGTATTATCGCCAAAAATAAACTCGCATATATTATTACCGTCAAAATCTGATGTTGTTGTAATTAACATATTATCTACATCAGCTAACGCACTTTTAGCTTTAATTAAATATTCAACATCTTCTTGAGATAAATTTAATTCAATTTCATATTGCTCTGGGTCTTCATACCATGTTGTTTTTGGTAAAATTAATGGGTCAGCCAATGAATAGGTTAAATCAAAATTAGAATCAGCAATATGCATCTTAGTAGATATTGTTTTCATTTTTTCTATAGTTAACAATAAATCTCCATTCATAATATTAACTAACTTATTTAATTTGTTAGTATCAAATACTCCTAATTCACCATCAGCTAAACTAAAATCATTTAATTCAACCATACATACCCTACCCTTTTCACCTGCATATATTGTTAATGTATTATCTTTAATTCTCCATTTAACTTGGTTATTTAAACCATTTAAATAATACTTTGATATAACACTTTGCAAAACATTTTTACTTATCATATAACTATATTTTTATCTTTAATTAATTTACTTGGACTAATACCATTTTCACATCTACTACAAATATCATATGTAGTTAGTGGTGGTGGCATTAAATCATCATAAGATTCTTCTAATATATTTCCTAATATTTTTTCTAAACTATAATCCTGACAACATACGGAAAGATCTCCGTTAGGCAAACAGACTTGATGATAAACGTGTTCAATACAAGCACAAGTACTTGCTCCTTTAACAGGTGCATGATTTACTCTATCCATTATTTTTTCTAAAGCGGGTTTCATTGTTGCTTCACCAATTAAATTACCTGCTCTATTATAGAAAGGTGGAATATGAACTTCAGGCCATAAATCACTACAAAACTCATGTACTGGACCCATAGACATAATATAAAATGCTTGAATATCGTTTTCTAATTCTTTAAGCCTTTCAAATACTTTTCTTAATCTTGGTGTAAGTGGATGTTCTGCTATTCTTTCTGCATCTGGTAAATGTAATGTAAAACCACCATTTGGACCCATAGCCCAAGGCATATCTTTTAACCTTTCAACATCATCTAAAGTCATACCTACTCCAGTTGTAAATGCGGATAATGGGTGTCCTTTATAATGGGCATATTCTACCATTTTAGTACATTCTTTATTTAACCAAGGTTCAGTAAAACCAGACATTGTAATTCTTACCTCTTTAGGTATTTTATCACATATAGTAATAAAATTTTCTAATGATAATGTTTTTGGTTGTCCTTTATGAGCATGATAAATCTTTTCTAATGTCCTTTGGGGACAATAAGCACAGTTTATAACGCAACCCTTAGGTGAAATGGAAGTTGTAAACTCCATCGTAGGCCATTTTGATGTTCTCCAATAATCTTTTAATGTGCTCATATTACTCAATATACGAAATTTATTTTATATCTCAAAGGAAGATAATGCATCCAGATGAGGGTTTAAATCTAAACTCCATTCTAAATCGTTAAAAAATCCTTCTAATTTATTTAATAGTATTGAATCAAATACTTTTTGTCTATCGGCATAAATATTTAAAAAATCTTTAATTTTATCAGGCATATCATAATCAAAAAATGCTAAACCATCTATTTTATAGGGGTTATCTTTTAAATAAATCCATTTTACTTTATCAGCCATAGTAATTAAATTATGCTTTCTATCTAATTGCCATAATTTTAATAAATCATTATAACGAATAGCTGCTCTAACAGGTGCTGGTGCTCCTTTTAATATTTCAGTAAACATTTCACCTGTTCTTGACCTACCTGAGTATTTATCTAATTTTTTAACTGATGTTGGGTTTCCTAGTTTTGTTAAGGGTATACTACCACCTAATATTTGTTTTTTAAATTCTTTAATTTGGGATAATATGTTTGGTTTTTCTCCACCTTTCAATACTTGTTGTAATATATCATTAAAGAAATCTCCTAGAATAGGTGGAAAATTTGCTTTCATAAACTCTAAACCTTTAATATCTAGTGTTTCTTTCTCAATACCTTCTTGTTTAGTAATCCACTGTGCATAACGTCTAGTTGCTCTAAAATAAGCTGAACGTATAACACACTCAGTTTTCATTTCAAGTCTATGCTTAGTGACATTAAATGCTTCACGAGCTAATCTATCATAATCTTCATTTATAATATCTTGATAAGCTAAAGCTATTTGTTCTAACTTACTATCTTTATCTTTATCATCATATGATTCAAAATCAGGATATAAATGTTTTAGTATTGGTTCAGCATTAAAATAATTTGAATCCGTATCAACATAGGCACAGTAGTTCTCATCATCTTTATCACATATCCACCAAGGAGTATCTTCTATATGTTTCATCTATATTCTTTTATATCTTTAAAATTTGAACCTGAGATAATATTAATATCATTTTTTAATTGATTTCTAACTTCATTATATTCAAATATCAGCAATGATGCTTTCCTAAATTCCTTATCTGTAATGCTTTTATCTCTAACTCTATTTTCTAGATCCCATAACATACGATTTACTTTTGACAACTCCAAAAATAATACTTTAATTTCTTTACCATTTTTAGTAAATAAATCTACAACACCCGGATTTAATGTTAAAAATTCTAGCTCTACATTAGCCAGGTTTTCAGGGTCTTGCATGTTCAATTTCTTTATTTCTAAAATTGAAATTCTATCTAATAATTCACCATTTGATACTTCTATTTTCATTTAAAATGTTCTTTCACCTGGTAATGGTGGTACTGTTACTGGTCGATTTCCTGCTGAGTCTATATCAATCCTTTCAGTAACTGCAACTCTAAATTTAACACCTTTAACTTTAAATTCCCCACCTTGTTTTAGCATTTTTTTAAAGAATTTTGTTTGGTTTTCATTCCAGTCTTCACTTAATTTAATTATTTCTTCTTTAGATAAGGGTTCCTTACTACTACCTAAATATATGGTTTGATTCGCTCTAATAGATTGTCTTTTTAATGTCATAGTTTTAATTTTATTTCATTTTTAATTACTTTATTCATATGCCTGTTAGCACATAAAGCACTTTCCTGGATGATTCTCTGTCCAGATAATGTAATAGCTTCTGATAATATTACATTACCATATCTAAAACTACCTAATGCTGTTGCTCCATATAAACTATTAAGCAAAATTTTCATTGTATACTGCATTAAATAATTATATTCACCTTTTACTTTATCTTTAGCTTGATAAGCGGCTTTCATACGTCCTTTATAAATAACACGTTCTTCAAACCATTTTTTAAGAATTGTAGATAATACTGACTCTCTATTTGTTTCAAAAAATACACCATTAGCTGATATAGCTAAGTTGTTTTCTTCAATCATTTGGATTAGTTTTTTAACAGGCACATATGCTTGCTTTCGATTTTTATTTTCAACAAGTAATTCCTCTTCGGGATCACGTTCTTTTAAATCGTTAAGTGCCAATCTATTGTTACGGTCATCTGCATCTATAATACGACCCTTGAGAGTTTCTTTACCTATATTAATTGACATTATTATAGATGGATATAGCGATGTTAAATCCTCATCAAACATATACTTGTACAAACCTGCTTTAGGACAAAATAAATAACCACCAGCATAATTTTTCTTATGAATTGGATGTTCATCTCTTCTAGGTGGTATAATTCCTTGGGAAAGTAAATAGGCTGAAATGGCACCATCTTGTGATACAGTATTAGCATAAACTTCACTATAATTGTGTTTGCCTTTATGTGATAAATTTTTAGTTAAAGCAATGTATTGTAATTTTTCATCTAATTTTTGAAGTATTTCAACATCAACAAAATTGTACTGAATAAATTTATGAATGTCAGTTTCAAATAGTTGATCCAAATTACCTTCATATTCAACCTTACCCATCCCAACATACTTCTCACCAATAGCATCTAATTTCCAACTTGGTTCATCTTTCCAACTATATTTTTTATGTAAACGAATATAATCAAGTGATTCAACTCCTACTATTTCAACAAACTGATTACGTTTATACCACCATTGATTGCCTTTTTTACAATTTACTTTACCAATAGGAGATAGATGATTAGCAAATTCTTCACCTATTGTATTACACATTCTATAGTATAAATAAGGTATATCAAAATAATCTGAATTATAGCCTATTAAAATATCTGGGTCGATATCTCTAATATGTTCAATAAATTTACCTAATAGTTCGTTTTCTGTTCTACAAGGTATAATTTCTTTGTTTTTTGCTTTAGTATGTTTAAGTTGGTTCTTTTTATCAAGAATTAAGATATGCCAAGTATCGGGTGTTTTATCCCACCAAGCTATAGAAGTAATAGGCATCGGGGCACTTTCAATATAATCTTCAGTCAAAGCACCCCCAATTTCACACTCAATATCAAAAAATACTTCTCTATGACCAGTAGAAGGAGTATCATCAATCCCATATCTTTCAATAAGGAATTTTTGATATGGTTTCATATCGTGGAAATGAATGTTTGTTGTTGATTTATCCCACTTATACGTTTTGCTTAGTTTTTCTCCATTAATGCCTTTTAATTTACCATTTGGGTCTTCAACATAAGCTGGATTCCACCATTCTATTTCATCATAGCCTGCTTCGTCCCAAAGATGTATCTTAAATTTGTTTTTTCCTAAATTAGTAGCATAACATTTTTTATAACTCATTCTGGTCTTATGGTTGATAGTATTTCCATTAAATCTTCTACTTCGAATTTACATAATTGTCCTTCACATAAATCCTGACAGCACTTATCGGTATTAAGGTAAATAAATTCTAATGATTTATCAACCTTTTCCCATTGTTCTTTAGATAATTGTTTCTGACTCATAAAATTTCTCTAACTCGTCATCACTAAAGAACTGACTTAAATCTGGTCTGAAGTAATTAATATTTTTCATTACTTTTTTGTCTCTTGTTCTATATACAATATACCGTCCTTCCTCAAGTTTTTCAAAATGGCAGGCCTCACCTTGTTCCTTACTTCGTTGGCTGACGGTGAGTATGGCCTCTTCTTCAGTTTTACAAGCTTTTGACATATTACTTGCTTGTACTTCTTCATACGCGGGCCATATCTTATCCTTAAGACCATGTAGCATAGTACCGTTCCCAAGGGAAACATAAGCAATGTCGCACAAAGCGTCCAAAACTTCCACAATGTCGCCTCGTTCGCAAGCTTCTCTATATTCTTCAAGTTCTTCAAGGATGAAATCGTATACAAATTTCCACTCTTTTTCTTCGGGTATTGTTGGTTCATAATTATTTGGTTTACCAAATGTTGCGTTAAATGTTTCTACCTCGCTAACAAATGGTACTTCGTTAACCCATACAGGTAGTTCTTCTTCTTTAAATAATTTTAATTGTTTACTCATCTTCTTGTTTATTTACAAATTTCATAAATGATCCTTCTTTATCATTACTTAAACCTCCTATCGTATGTAATTTACAATCTTCTTCTGGCCATACCAAGGAGTTGTCTTCTCTTTCCGCAAATTCTAAAAATTCATCTGATTGAAGATAATCCTGAACTGGGGCTGCATCTTCTCTTTCCCAAGGGTAAACTATCCATTCAGTACCAACTTCTTTAGCATAAAAATTAGGTTTAAATTTAGATGTTGGTTTATGGTGTAATACAGCCCAATAAGCACCTGGTGCTTTACTTAGTGTTTCTCCTGTATCGTTAATATCATCTACTACTAAAGTATTTTTACCTGGATGAATAGTATAAGGAATATCTAATTGATGTGAAATTAAAACTGCTGGGATTAAACCTCCTCTAGGTAAACCCATTACTGAGTCAATATTTGGGTAATCATTAATTACCTTTGAACACAAAATGTTTACACATTCATGTATTTCAGACCATTCAAGATATATTTTAGATGTTGTGTCCTCCATTGTTTATTTTTAATGAATCAAAAAATTCTTTTCTTGCTAAGTTATCATTTTCTTTAAATACACCTGATGCTTTGGTTGTAACCATTGCAGCACCTTGATGTTTAACTCCTCTACAGCTAACACAATTGTGTGTTCCAACTATAGTAACAATTACACCTTTATTATTTTCACAAATCTTATCTACAGCATTATGAATAGCTGATGTTAATTGTTCTTGTATTGCTCCTCTACGTCCAAATAATTCTACAATTCGGTTTAATTTGGATAAACCAATTACTCTACCCTCTTGCCCTACTATATAACCGATATGAACAACACCCCCAATTGTTTGATGGTGGTGTGAACACATTGAAGTTAACGGTATATTACGTTCAATAACAATACCATCATAACCATCTGATGGAAATGATGTAATAGGAGACATCTCAGTGTATCTACCGGCCCATAAATCATTAACATATGCTTTAGCTACTCGCATAGGAGTATCTGCGGAATTTGGATCACTTCTCCAATCGCATTTTAATTCATCTAAAAACAACCCAAATTTATGGGCGGCTTTTACTATCATGTCTTTTTTGTCTGCGTCACTAAAAGGAAATCCTGGTGCTACACCATTTGCAAAACCTTCTTGTACGACTTCTAATTCTTGGTGAATTTTTCTTCTATTGCTCATTTATATAACTTTTCAATTTATCTATTAATACTAATACTTCATCTGGCTCCATAGTAATAGCACAGCATGTATTTACATTTTCTTCTATATCCTCCAATATACGAAGGGCTTCTGACTTATCCAAATTTAATGTTGAAATTGTAACCAAGTAGTTAAAATATACTTATCACTGGATTCGGGCATATATCCTTTATGAACATAAGGCCAGCTAGCTGGGTGTATAATTAATTTACCTGTTTCAGGTTTAACTTTAAAAAAATCATCTTTACCTTCTTCTTTAAATAAAAATCCAGTTTCACCCCCTGTTTCTACATCATTTAAATATAAAATAAAAACAAAAGCTCTCATCATAGTATTTGAATCTTCTAATTCTAAATGCCAAGCATTATAATGACCTGAATTTTGGTCATATTTTTGGATTTGTAATAAAGGATAATATGTTTTTCCATTTACTAATCTATGATGGTCAAAAATATCTCCGTGTGGATAGTTTTCTAAGTATTTATTACTTAAAACATCATTAAACCTATCAAGGACTAAATTTGACATATTTAAATCTTTGTCATCAGCTAATAAGTTGTAATCTATAGATTTCTTATAATCATTTACTCCATCTCCAGATCTACCTGTGTATGTAGTTCCATTTTTAATTCCTTCTTCTAATTTATATATTATGGCTTTACATTCAGCTTCTGTAAATGCATTTTCATAAATTCCTATTGTATCTTTAAATTTCATATTTTTGTTTTTATACTTCTCTTTTATCTTCAAATGCAATGATATGGGGTCTCCATGTCATTCTATAACCATTATCTCTAACCCAATCAAATAATACAGGATAGGATTTGAATAATGCTTCTCTACTATCTCCAGCAGGCATAAACCATACTTTTTCAGGTTTAACATCTAATATAGAAATGCATTCCATAATTTCAGCTAATGCTCCTTGGTCTTTACCATCCCATACTGGTTTAATATGATAATCTGAATGGTAATCTATTGATTGTTTAATTGCTTCATAATTAAGTCTAAGCTTATTATGTTGTTTAATCATTTTTTCATCTGTTTCTTTACCTTGAGGTGTTGATACCCCAAGTACAGGTACACTATTGGAGAACTTAGGACTAATAGAAAGCAAATTAATAGGATAGTCAGTCGGTAAAAAATGACTTCCTTCAGTTTCGATAGTAATAAAGATATTTTTTTCATTTGCAAAGTGGGTTAGTTCATTTACTAAAGCAGCATGCATAGTAGGTGAACCACCTGTTAGCATCATTTCTTTTATATGTGGGTTATCCTCATATGCTTTAATAATGTCGTTAAAATTAAAATGACCTTTTTCAGGGTGAATACTTGTATACCAAGAATCACACCAACCACCTTCACCGAAATAACATCTGTGAGTGCATCCTGTTGTTCTAATTACTACTGTTGGGTATCCTGCTCTAGAGCCTTCAGATTGGACTGCAGTATAAATTTCTACAATCGGGAGGTTTTTATCGTAATCCTCAATACGTTTTAATTGTTTGTGCATATTGTTAATTTTTTTAAGTGGTTTTTCATTCACTAGTAACTTATTATTCGCAGTAATAGGCTGCATTTTTTCCGTGTTCCATGAATTTAACTTTAGTAACTCTAACCCTATTATCAGTTTCAGTCTTTACAAATTCATTTAACTTATTATAAATATATTCTGAGAATTTCTCAGCGCCAGTAGCTGGAATAACTCTTACCTGAGCTACACCCGCTTTATCCATTTGTTGAAATGCTCTTAATTCTGGATCATCTTCTGCTATAACCATAGTATGATCAAACATATAATCCATCCACTCTTTAGGAGATAAACCATCAATTTTAGTTTTAGCTCTTTTCATTCCTCCAAAATCCCAAACCCAATTTCTATCATCTAAGTCACCTTCGAAATAAACTTTAAATGAAATACCATAACCATGCACAAATCTACAATGTGTTGTAGTTGCTTTCCATTGACGAAATACTGTACTAAACCCGTCAAAAACTTTACTTGATTGAAATTTACCCATTATACCATGATTTAATTTCTTCTACTGGTTTAACACCAACTATTCTAGATATCTCATTTCCTTGAGAATCTGCTTTTAATAAAGTTGGAACATTTCTAATTCCATACTTAGTTGATAAATCTGTATCAGTATCAACATTTACTTTTGTGTAGGGTAAACCACTTTTTTCCATTTGTGGTCCTAACATTTTACACGGTCCGCACCAAGGTGCACTAAAATAATATAATTTCATATTTTTAAATTTAAACTAATTCTTCTACTATTCCTATTACTTCCGATAATATAAGAACAATTGTTGCAATCTCCAAGCTAACTGGAAGAAAAGCATAACCAGCTATTCTAATTATTGATTTTACAAAACTTATTTTTTGGTGTAAATAAGCATCTGGGAGTTTTTGTTTTTTACTCATAACATTTTAAAATTAAAATTAATGACTACTCTATAATCTGATTTAGTTGGAGGAAAACCTGCATGTAAGTAGTCTTGTTTAAACATAACAAATCTCCCTTTTTTACTTTTTATTCTTTTTTTAATAGATAATTCTTCCCCATTAAGAAAAGTATCCATTTTTGTTTCATTAAAAATTACTGTATCTCCATCACTATCATTTACATAATAAATAGCTGTATAACTATCTTTACCTTCATTCATATCACAATGAGGATGCATACACTCATCTTCTGAAATGTTTACTTTAGGATTAAAATTTACTTTTACTCTTTGTAATTCATACTTAAATGGTAGGTGTTGTAATATATCTTCAGTCCATTGAATACCATCACACATATTCCATTCATTATTTTCAAAAGTCCAACATTGCAATAATCCTGGTCGATTCCAATTAGTAAGATTACTATCTTTTACTTTAAGTTTTACGGGATTTTCCCATTCATTTTTAGCAAATCTAAATGGAATAAACTTAATAAATTCCTCAATTTTATCAGCATCTCCTAAAGGTAAAAAATTATCTATTACTTTAATATCAACCATTTTTCTTATAATCAATTATAAATCCTACTGCTACTAAAATATTTAATCCAATACTAGCAATAATTTCATGAATATCTTGATATGTACTAATACTTAAATGAACATGACCTACTACCCAAAATGGAATAGCCATTTGTTGACTATACCAAATCAAAGCAAATGTTAAAAATTTTTTCATATTATAACTCTTTGTTGTCCCGCTAGGTTTCGAACCTAGACTCTTCTGGACCAAAACCAGACGTGTTACCAGTTACACCACAGGACATATAACCTTTTAAACATTTCTCCATCTACGTTTATCAGACCATTTTACTT